TCCTTAGTTGCCATTCTCTTTTGTGTTTATCGTTTATCTTTAGTCTATTCATAAGCTTCACAGAAAGAAAGCTCATTATAGCGCTGAATCGTTGATTGTAGAGACTCTACAGGTTAGGTGATACCTAGAGTAGTCTAAGTGCCTTCATAGCCTTGTAGAGCCTCTATTCCAATCTTCTTATTTCTTTGCAGATTTTTGTTTAGCTTTTGCTTGCTCTTTTTCTTGTTGTTTCTGATAATACTTCATTGCAACACGATCAAACATTTCAATTACTTCTATGTCAATAGGATCAGGGATGATTCCCATAAGTTCAAAGAACGCAAGCATCTCTGAATAAGGTATAGCAGAAATACCCATACCGGAAGGTCTATGATTTGACAATCTTATAAACCAATTCCAATATTCTTGCATACAATCAGGCAACTCTATTAGATTCTCTAATTCTTTAGGAGTTCTTTTAAGTTGCCTTTGAACATTCAAGAGGTTCTCTTTAAGGGTTTTACCATCAGCTTGAACCTCTGACATTTGAAATTCTTGTTCAGCGTAAGCTAAAGCCTGTGCTAAAGCTTCATCATCGAAAATTCAGAAGATTATCTGACTCTTCCATTACGGCTTCTCTGATCCAAGGGTGCTCTTTAAGAATACGCTCTGCATTTTCACGATTGAACGGAACATCTTGACCGTTTTCTTGGATACCTCGCCAAGAAATAATACGTACAATTGCACGATCAACAGCCATATCTTCATAATCTTCAATCGAAAGTTCAATTTCTTTATTCTTACCCTTAGCTACCTTTTCACGCTTTTGCATTTCAGTTACGATTTTACGAGCGTGATTCTGAACTGTGCGGCTTTTCTCCCCGCGAATTAGTACAAAACCTCCAGTACCTTCACCTGTAGCGGGGTGAAGTAATTCAAACTCATAGCCGGATTCAGATTGAGCCGCAATATTGGTGATAGACAAATCAAGTGTCATATTAGTTTCCTTTCTAGTTGTTAAACGAATAAAAGCCCTCGACTCGGAAGCAGAGGGCTTAGTGAATAGCTTTTATTGCTAGACAAACTCTATTATAACACCGATTCTTCATTTTTACAAGAGAATTATTAAATCAGAAATGAAAAATCCCTCTAAAGCCGTTAAGCAATAGAGGGATTATAGCAGAAATGTTAAACTAAGTCAATCACACCAGTGTAGTATCTTGTACAAGAATGGTGGAAGCTACTAGCCCGCCTGCAACAACATCATTCTGAAGGGCTTGAAAGTCCATAGACTGTACGAGACCAAGTTCTGCATCTTGACGGTTGGAAGAATTTACCTTCACTTTACCCATAGTGAAAGACATAGCTTCTGCATCTTTCTCTTCACCTGTAGTCAGTGCCACTACGATACTGATCTTATCTTCGTTATCGAAGTAGTTACGGAATACAGCATCTTGGAAGTAAACAGAAAGTGAACCCGTTGCAGTGATACGACCAACGAAAATATCGGCAGCAAAGTTAGAACCAACTACATTAGCAGCTTCTTGATTACGAGAAATGCTCAAGTCCATGCTGGTAATCAGACCAACTGGTTGACCATTAACAATCACAGCACCGGATACAGCAGCAAAGATACCTTCGGTATTTGTTGCAGCAGGAGAAGTGAAATATTGCGTAGTGCCTGTTTGTTCTAGGTTCTTACCCATGAACGAAAGAGAAGCCGTGACTAGACCCGTAGAAGGTAGAGACAGTGCAATAGAAGCAGGCTTCAAACCAGTATATACTTCAGATTGTGCAATATCAGAGAACCATTGTTCTACAGTATAGCTATCGTCTGTGTGACCGGAGAGAGGCACATAAGATTGCTTACCGACCACAGCAGCGTCAGCAGAAGCAATAGGGCCTTCTGCAACCAGAGTAGTACCAGAGAGAACCACAACAGTAGCAACCAAAGCGGTTAGACCAACAATCAAGAGATTATTACCTACGTTTGCAGGAGCAAAACCGGCACCGGACAAACGAATAATATTACCAACGTAAAAACCGTCCGTCAGCCAAGAACCAGCAGCACGAGTCAAGGTAAATAAACTACCAGAAGCTGCAATAGTGATAGAAGCACCAGTAGTTGCACCGCCAGCAGCAAAGTCCTTGGCTAGAATAGAACCGATAAAATCCGAGTAAGTACCGGGAGACAGTTCAGCTTCAAGCGAACCTTCTACACTACGGACACCATGACGGGAATCAATAGTTTGGAAAGAGGGGTTGATTTCGCTAGACTCGTAATTCTCTTTCACCAAATTAAAGTCTGCGGTAACGCGACGGAGCAGTTTAGCACCAGAGGCACCAGCAGGCACACCCCATTGGCTTTCGCGTTTCACCGCCACAGTTTTTGAAACTCCACGAGCAATTGTCATTTTATTTTCCTTATTTATTATTTTGCAAAATAATTATCACGCCAAAGGCGTATTTACTGCTTTCAGTAATCATAAATTTCCACAGTAAGTGGAATCAGTACTGGAACAATAACTCTGTCACCAGCGACTGTTGCACCGGCAATTTGTGGTGTACGCAAAACATGCATACGAACTCCACTTTCTGTTAACGTAAGGCCCTTGTAGAACCAATCCCTAAGCACTTGTGCCCTTGTGATAGCTCCTGTTGTCCCTACGTCTAATTTGTCAGCTACGAAAATCTGAACTTGAATATTCTCTCTGTGATACCCTGCACCGAACACTGGATCAGTCGGAGGGTTAATCACAAACTGCAACCTCTGATACATTCCCGTAGGAGGCACAAACGGGACACCTTCAAATGCTGTAGATAGTGCAGGAGTAAGAGCAGCAAGTCTTCTTCGGATAGCTGTTTGGGCTGCTATAATACTCATACTTAACCTTCCTTGAATAATCTCACAAGGTCAACCTTGTAAGTCTGCATAATTGAGTCTAAAGTAGGTTGCATGATGCCCATACCTTGCGTCTGGTCACTGTAGTTGTTCTCAAGCATCTTGATGTAGAAGCCTCTGTTACCAATGTACAATGTATCTCCAAGTTTATAGCTATTCAAATCTGTACTGATTAGATTCAGTGCTTCACCACCAGAATAAACTTGCTGTACACTAAATTGCCCTGATGTATTTACTTGCCAAGAACCTTTAGCAAATCCCGGTCTAGGCTCCAGCCCTCTACCATCGTTTAAACGGGCTTGGTATAAGTCAAAGTATTCTTCTAAATCACCAATTGGGGTATTTGCAATAGCTGTCTTAGAAATAATGTAGGCAAAACCAGTAACCATCTTTTCAAGGCGGCGGACAGTATCTTGCTGGTAAGCCTTTAGTTCTTCTAATACTTTAGATACGTCCACCGAAATCATGCTAACCTTTTACACCAAGTAGTTTATACAAGATTGTTTTACCGTGAGCAGTGAAAGACTGAAAAGAATTAATTCGATATACTTCACCTTGGTAGGTGATTTCATCCGAAGGCTTTGGGGTGAAAGTCAAGCCGTCTGCTGCTAAGTAGAACATCACGGTTTGCTTACCTACAAGTGTAGGAAAGTTCCATTGATTTGCCTGTATTGGCTCTGGGTAGATTTTCAGAGTTGTAATCGTGAGAGTCTCTGTAGCAGAGCCTAGAATTGGGTCAACTACTCGGGCAATGCTGGAGTAAGTAAGGTTTTGTCCGTGCCTCTGTAGTGCCCTTTTAGTGCTACCTACTGCCCAATCCATCAGGGCCTCCATCCGTAAGTAAACGGGCCTGTGGCGAACAGTTGGTTTGTACTTCCGGGATTCTCTACGATGTTGTTATCAGCGTTGGAATTGTTTGCTTCCATATCGGAGAGGGATACACCGCCGAAGTAGCCCTTAAGCGTTTGATAAATTGGGTTAAGAGTTTGATCTTTAATATAAAGAAGTAGAGCTTGACGGTATGCCTCTGCTGACGTATTCTTTACGCTAAAGATAGAAACTGTTTCTGAATTCATCGTAGAAAGCTGAAACAGAATTGCTCTTGCTGCGTCTATTGACGCACGCCCCAAATTATTGTCGTGCTTATCCAAAAAATACTGATAAGAAGAATCATCCAAAATTGGAAAGCTTACGTCTGTATCTCCGATTTCAACCCGGAGCTTCTGAATGTCGGTTAATGCCATTTTGGCTCCTTTATTGTTTTAGTTCTATTGAAATTTACTCCTTGAATAAACTTTAATAGAAGGAGGCGAAGCCTCCGTTCTTTATTTGCCGTGACGTTCGGTGTAACCTGCGCCT